CAAGGGCAATGTAAACATACCCTGTATTCTGATTAAATCCTGTTTCCATTATTTCTTCTTGAAAACAATTATCTCTGTATGCCTGTAAAACTTTAAGATAACTGTCATAATCTGCTGATCCTAAATTTTCGATTGTGATTTGATTTTCCATTGTGATTTGTTTTTATTGGTTATTTATTTTGTTTCTTAATTCCTGAGCTTCATTTTTTGAATAAAAAGATTTGATTACTTCCTTGCCAATCATAACTGTATAGATTGGGTAAGTGTAAGGATTTTTTGTTTTGATTCTTGCTTTCATTTGATTTGTTTTTTAATTATATAGCAAATTTATAAACTCTTTATAAACTACCAAAATAAATTTTAATAAAAATAGCTAACTGCTTGATAATCAGGCTAATTAATTTTAAATGAATTAAGGTCTTTATGATAAATGTGCCATCCATCCCCTCTGTAATTAAAATTATCACCCCTAACTGATGCCTGTCCATTACACGTAAATATAGCCTGTTTAATGAACTCTTTTTTTGAGATATATCCTAACAGGTACGCTGATCTAAAATCCTCTGATATCTTACAAAAAAAGTAAAAATGAGCGTTTTGATTATGGTTTATTAATCTGCATTCAATATTAGTATTAATATATTTTTCATTCACTTTATTTAGTTTTGAACTTTTCACATCAACTTTAAAACCATTACAAATAAAATCATAATCAAATGTCGATTCATCTACAATTTTAAATCCTTTTGAAGTCATAAAGTCCATGTAAACAATTTCACCTAATGCACCATAAATATTTGAAGATCCATTCATGACTGATCCTTTTAATTTTTCAAAGTCATATCTTTGTTTTGCTCTTTCTATTTGTTCAGCTGTTATTTGAATAGTAATCATAAAGCTCTTTAAAATTTAACATTAAATCTTTGCTTGAAGTATTTTTAAGTTGTTCCAGAACTTGAAATCTTTGTTCACCTATTTCAGCTAGTAATTTATTCCCAAACTCAAATTGCCTTCCATACATCATTACATTACATCCATAGCATTGAGGTCTAGCGTTATCTTCGTTCCAGCGTACTGACTGATGCTTCCTACTCCAGAAATGTCCACATTGCATTTTGCTGATTTCATTCCATCTTCCACAAGTGTAGCATTCATTCATTCCATTATTTGAATATTTATTTCTTATGTACTTTGAAAATACAGTATCTAATTTTTTTATCTCTTGCTTTGTCATTTAAAAATAATCTTCATTGTTAATTATTATATCATTTAGGAATTCATTATTTTGAACCATTACAGGCTCAGACTTATTTATCCAGCTGCCTGTTTTATAACTTCCATCTGTTTCACAATATCTTCCAGATTCCATTTGATAATTAAAGGTACTCATTCCTATTCCACCCCAATGGCTAAACTTTACTTTCTGAATATAAACCTGAGTAACATTTTTATTAAAGTCCCTATACACTGTTATTCCATTATCAGATTTATTAAAGAAATTAGATGATCCAGATATTGAATAAAGATTTGGAACTTCATATTGTAAAGTATTAAGATCCTTTTTAATCTTTGTTGGATGAGCTACTAAAAAGCAATGAATGTTATTAACCTCACAGAATCTTGAAAGCTCATCAAGTGATTCCCCGACATATTTTGTTTCGCTTATTTCGTATTTATGTTCAAGTTTATTCCATGCATCAATTACAAAGAAATCCATTCCATATTTTGAATGCAATGATTTAACATGATTAAGTATTGAAGTTAGTGTAAAATCTTTCTCAGGCTTTACAAACCAAATTTTATTATTTAATAATTCCTTTATTTCATTTACTTGATCTATTGTCATTCTCATTAATCCATTCCAAGGTTTTCCAGTAATCTTTCTTGCTAACTTTGAAAAATGAAGTTTTGTTGGTTTATTCTCTGGAGAATAAAATGCTCCCTTCCAACCATGATTAATAAATAACCTAAGTATTATTTCATCAAGAAAATCAGATTTGCCATGATTTGGTATTCCTGTTATTGTGGTAATATATCCTTTAACAAATCTTAAATGCTTATCAAATGTTGCATGACCAATTGTTAATCCCTCATCCAAACCATTCATATACATATCATCAATATCATCTGATATATCCTTAATAGTATAAACCCCTTCAATATCGAATTCCTTTGCATCTTGAATTGATTCTATTATTCCCTGTATGCCATAAGTAATTAAACATTCATTCGCATCTTTACAATTTTTAAATTCAATAATTCTGCATCTATCTTTTCCAAGCCTGTCTGAAATATCATCTCTTAATTTTCTTCCAGCCTGATCGTTATCAAAGCATAAATAAAATAAAGGAACATCATTAAATTGATCTGAAATAAATTGTAGGTATTCTAAATTATTATTATTTAAATTCGCTCCATTTGGAACAGATAATACATTTGATTTACCAGCTTCAAATAAACTTAATGCATCAATCTCTCCCTCTGTTAAAAATATAGGCTGAGTAAAGTCTATATTGTTTAAATTGTAAAAAATTAATTTACTGCCTTTATTAAGTTTAAATAATTTATTCCCTGTCCTGTACTTTATGTTTGTTAGCTCTCCATCAAGATCAAAATAATTAAATTGAATTGTATTCATTTCCTTTCCAACTTGTGGCATGAATTCAATACCCTCTGTAATTTTAAAATGAGTTAAAGTCTTTTGTGATATTTTCCTATCATAAAAATATTTTACAGCCTTATCAGAAAGATTTGTTTTATTTTTCCACTCAGGTTTAATGTAAACTTTATTTTCAATAGATTCATTTTTTAAAAATCCCCTCCAGCCACAGTGAAAGCAGTTCCAAATCTTCTTATCTAAATTAACAGATAAGCATTTAACTGATTTCTTTTTTCTTTCATGGCTACATTTAGGGCAAGTTGTTTGTACCTCTCCAGACTTTCCAGAAGGTACATTTATTCCATAGTCAAAGAATTCCATTAGTAAACCATTTTATTTTCATTAGACTTTGATTCCTTCTTTAACCATTTAACAGCAGTTAAATAAAGTGAAACATATTTTTTATTCGCTCTATAATTTTGAATTGAATCCAACACTGAATCAATTTTATCTTTTGAATAATCTTTATTCAATAAATTAAACTCAGCCTGAGTAATTTTTAAATGATCGAATTTCCTATAAATCTTTTTATCATTTTTATTTTCTATTTCAATTTCAATTTCATTTTCATTTTCTAAAGGCATTGCATTGGCATTGCCACTTTTATGCCATCGCATATTTGCATTTTCTCTTTGCTTATCTGAATGCTTTCTTCTTTTAAGTATTTCATCATCAAGCCTTTCATTGTAATATTTTCCTTCGCTGTCTTGTTTAAATTTATTCAATACCTCTTCCAAATCATCTGAATTGGAAATGCCATTGCATAATCTTTGTATTTGCGATTTTGATAAATGCCCATGCTGATGCTGAGCGCATAATATCCTTACATAGATTCCAACTTGTTCATTGCTGAAAAATTGAGTACCTACTGTAAAGTCATTTGGATAAAATAAAAATGCTGGATCTTTTGCCATAATATAAAAATATGAAACCCCAATTATTCCTAGCCACTCGCCAAAGGGCTTTAGAATAAAAGGGGTAATAATATGTAATTAACTTAATCACTTGGCGAGTAATTTATTTTAAAAATAATAAATTAAAATGGAACTTCTACGTTCTCATCAAAATTATTTTCTTGATTAGATATTCCATTAATTGGTTGAATCTTCCAACACGAAAGAGTATTATAATATTTTCCATTATATTCTCTCCCTGTTAAATTAAAAGCAACCTTTATTGTATCTCCAGACTGATAACCATTAATCAAATTAACTTTATCATTAATTAAATTAAATACAATCTTTTGAGGGTATTTCTCATCTGTTTCAATTACAAATTCCTGTACTGTAAATTTATCAGATACTCTTTTTTTCTCACTTATAAAGTGAATTGTTCCTGTTGTTTCCATTTTTATTTTATTTGTAAATTATTATTAATTACCAGTGATGCTCCTTTAACTTCCTTGCCTAACTTTAAAGAATCTTTAATTAAGGTTTTATCTGGATGCTCTGTTACTTTTAAAGTTTTATACATTGAAGGTATTAAAGTAATATCATCTATTTGAATAGCTTCTGATTTTCTAAATGATAACTTCATTAATGGAGTTTCAATTTTATCAACATCAAATAATTCCATTGCTGATTTAATTCTTTCCTTTAATCTTTCAACTGTATTTTCTCTTGACTTTTTTAATGCCTGTAATCTTTTGATCTCAGCATCAATAATATCTGATTCAGTTTCAAATTTTTTAATTATAAATCCATAAGCAATTCCTTTATTATTTAATTGCTCTTGTGAAATTTCCAGAGCCTGTTCAAGCTCTGGAGTTAATTCACCACCTACTTCTAATAATTCATTAGATAGGTTTAAATACTGTTGTTCAATTTGAAATAAATTCATTACTTATTAGATTTTATAATGTTGTTAAAATACTCTATTTGAGTTTCATTTAATTTATATTTCTTCTGTACCTGTTCAAGAGTTCCACTTTTATTGATTAAAAAATCAATTACATCATCAGCTTTATTTTGTGGTAGCTCAGGAAGATCCTTTTTAACTTCTTGCTTTTTGTTATCGTGGTCTGGATCAGCTTCTGTTTCATCTATTAAAAATAAACCATTCATTGCATATTTCCTTGCATAGCTTGATGCTGTTCCAATACATTGCTCAACACTCATTCCTTTGTGTTCCCCTATCTCAGCGAATCCATTAACAGAAATACATTCATTATTATAGCATATATTTGCAAATGCCTTAATAAACATTTTATTTCCTATCTGAATAATATCATCAGTAATGGTAAATAAAACTTCATGCTTTTTTAGTAATGGTTTTACAGCTTCCAGAATATCTTCTGCTGATCTGTACTTGTACTTTCCAAATGAATTGTAATTTCCTTTTGGAACTTTAAGTTCTGTTTGAACTTCAATTAACCTTTGTTGGATGGTTAAATCCTTTTTTTCTTTCTTTTCCATGATTTGTGATTTTTAATTTATAGTGCAAATTTATAAAGAATTTATAATATAAAAAAATTTATTTAAAATTATATTCTATCTCCTTAGGAGTCAAGGCATTAAAAGTTGAATAAATTCTTCCAAGTTCATTTCTTTTTATCTTCCAATTTAGCTTTTCTATTCCTTCACTTTCATAATACATTTCGTTGGCTATAAAAAATAATTTTTCAACTTGATTAATATAATGCAATCTTGAATGGTCTGATTGAACATTATTATATTTAGCCATAATAAAATTTATTTTATGTTTATAGTCGTTTTCATTAATCATTGTTTCCTGAATGATTTCTTTTTTTGTCTTACCTTCCAAAAGTAATTGTTCCATTTCTTGTGTTGTCATAATTTAATTTTTATAGTAACATGATTTAATATGATTTTTATCTAATAACTCGCAAAACTTTTTAAAGCTCATTTTATATTCAGTCTCCCATTCCTGGTCGTCAGTCCAAATTAATACCGAAGGTTCGCAGCTTAGAATATATTTTGGAGGTTCAAAGTAAGGTCTGTAAATAATATCTTTTAAAAGTCTTTTTCCATTTTTTGTAATAACAACTAATCTTGCAATTTCATTACTACATAATGTATCCTTTAAAAAGGAGCAGTCTTTAATTAGATTCATAATACCCTTATTACTTTAATGAAGTGTTTACCTTTATATTCTTCCTTTACAGTCTTAAATTTTTTATCTGGATTCTTTACAACATAATTATAAATTGATCCATAGATTGAAGCGTTGTTTGCTTTACTATATTCCCTTCCATAGAAATAATCATTTATATTTAGAGCTTCAAATGGGTAAACCTCTCTGCCTAGTTTAATCCTTGTTGATTCAAGAGGCATTAATAAGGCTTCATCTATTGCATCAAGTACATGCCTTTGTGGATCTGGCATTGGGGAATTATGTTTTTTATACCAATGTTTTTTAAGCAGTTCGTAAGCTGTCATATTTTTTTTCTGTTTCTAAAAGTTTATTAAAAAGTTCAGTTCTCTGATAAAGCAAATTTCTCCATTTAATATCTATTAAATATTTTGGTAAATTACTTGCGATCAGCGAAGCAATTTCATCATCTAATAAATAGATTTGATTTCTGATTTCTTTGATTTGTTCCATAATTTGATTTTAATTTTCTACAAAATTATAAACTTTTTATAAATCTACAAAGAAAAAAAAAGCAGTTAATTGCTAACTGCCTGATAATCAATATGATTAATTTTATTTTCTTTTTATAGCTTGGTATTTTTCAACTCCCCTACTTCCAAAATAAGCAACCACTACTGTAATCAATAGTGCTTCCATTAAAGTAATGTAAGATTCTTTAACCTCAAATTCGATCTTGCATGAATCTAAAATTATCATTAAAAATAAAAATCCAATCATAGCCAATAAAACAATTGGTCTTGAATTCTTACTAAGCCATGAATCAGAACCCATGTCAGCACTCCATCTTCCTGTAATATTATTTTCTTCTGCTTCCAATGCTTTGACACTTGCTTCGTACATTCTTGCTTCGTGTTCGTTTACAATCTTTGCCATTTCAATGGCTGCGGCTTGCTTTTCTTCAGGCGTTTGGATGAACTTATCAATAGTGTTTCCTAATTGACCAACCAATTCACTTGTTGATCCTTTAATCAAATTACTAAAAAAGTTTTTAATTGGATTTCCCATCACTTGTTATTTTTGGGGTTTCGGGCAATATTGCATTTCTATTTCTTAATTGCAAATCAAGTATTGCATTTGAATGCTTTTGAACATCAGATTCAATTCTTGATATTCTTAAATTTAAAAATTTCTCATCTTCCTTTCTGTATAAAATCAATTCTTTAATATCACTCTTTAAAGAATAATATTGAGTGATTAACATTACAGCAACGCTGAGAATTTGAACAACATCTTTTAATTCAAATTTTAAACTATTTAATTTCATAATGATAAAAGTAAATCAATTAAATCTGGATGTGGATACATATCCACTTTTCCCCTTATTACGTTTGTATGATTCCACAAACCTGGATTTTTACTCACGTAAGTAGCATCGCAAAAATCAAAAGCATCTACTCCCTTTTGTCTTATCATTTCAGGCAGTCCTTTTCTAACATCAATACCATCTCGATTAGCAATAAACAAAATTAATTCTTTTAATGTTTCTAATTGCTTATCTGAATAGTTATGCCAAAACTTATGACCTCTAAATGGTTTTTTTAATTCGATCACTTGTTTAGGATCAGCAACTACATTAACATAAGTCTTACCATCTTTGATTTGTCCAAAACAACAAACCTCAATTCCTACGCTATTAGAGTGCATTGTTCCCCTTCCAGTACCTAAATGCCAACCCCAACCTCCAGTTGGAAATGCTTGAACAATTACCCCATCGTGAGTGGTATCGTTACCCTTTACAGACTGACCTCCTAAAACAAATTCAGTAGCTACTTCGCCACGTGTATCTCTACCCCACGAAGAAATAGTATTAAATGGATTTTGCCAGCCTGCTGTGTGGTGCAAAAATAACCATTGCTTTTTAGTTGGCTTATCAAAATATTGTCCTTTAGGTAAGTAAAGAGTTTTAATAGTCAAATCACTTACTGATT